ATCAGTTGAACGTATAGGAGTAATGTCATTTAAAATATCTCCAGTTGTAACATAGTATTTAAAAGTAGTTCCAAGACCCAAGTACCTAGTGGCATCTAATGCAACCCATGCTGTTAAAGCACGCCCAGTGCCTTCGTAGTCTTCGGTTGTTGTTTTTACCCAGCCTCCAAATTTTTCTGGCAAGCCTTTTCTGAACCTAACTAAATTGCCATCAACCCAGCCGCCTTTATCTATAAGGTCAGTTGATTCTTTGTTAATCCCTGGATTAAATAATAATTTAGTTAGAGCCATTTTTTGCCCTCAAACATTAAAGCTTCTGCCTCTCTTCTTCTAGTGAGACCAGGTAAAACTTTTCTTTCGCCATTTACAGTTGCTTTGTTCCATCTTTTCATTTGCTCTGGAACTTCTTCATATTCTCCAGCATTAAGTTTTTTTAACATGGTAGAACTTTTTAAATTAGCTGGACCTAAGTTATAAACCCAAGAACACAAAGAATCAAACTGGCATTGGTTCATTGGAACTGTTACAAGAGAGTTAATATAATGCTCGTATTCATCTTCTAGCTCACGCCATAACATATGCTCTGCTTTTTCTTCAGACCATACATCACCTTCTTGTACATCTTTAGTGTGGCCATAACCTATTGTCCAAACACCAGCAGCACACTTATAAGCTTCAAGTTCACAGCCCTCAAAGTGTTTAATAATTTCAAAGCCTTCATTTGATATTTTCATTATATTGCTACCACCCCTGTTAAAGAAGCTATTAATAAAGTTGCCATAAACCCGAAAGTTCCAAATACAGCCATTTTTAACGTTCCGTTGAGATTGCTCATTTCTTGTTTTATTTCTGCTGTTTCTTTGAATATGGTCTTCCATCTTTCTTCACATTTTGCCTCGGGAGATTTTAGGTCTGAATGCACATCTGATGCTGTTTTTCTACTAGTCATTTTTATCAGGGGTGTTTGAAGCACCAAAGTAAAAGCTGATTACAGCACTTGCCAACCCACCTAAGTAACCAAGCACTAAGTTAATTAATGCTTCGCTGTTTTGCTCTGGTGGTTGTAAGGTTACTAAAAAAATATATCCCATAAACCCACCAACAATAACTATGCCCATAATCCTAGCAGTCCAGTCTTTACTAAACTTACCACGAGCGTCTTGTTTGTCTGCTACTTCTAACTTAAATACATCTACTTCAAGCTCTTTCATTTGTAACTCAAAGCCTTGCTCTGCTTTTTTAAGCTCTAGCATCTGTTCTGGAGTGGCTGCTTGTATTGCTTTGTTAATAGATTTTGGGTCTGATTGGCAACCAAGTACGCCAGCAATAACAGACGCTGCCTGTCCACCTAACGGCCCACCTAACGCAGAACCAAGCGTAGGGGCTAAAGCACCTACAACATTTTTAATTAAACTAAATTTCATATCATTGCTCCTATGTTTTTCTTGAACGATTTGCTTTTTTGCTTTCCATTTTTAAATTAGATGATTTATTGTTTTTAGGATTGTTATCTTTGTGCGACACATCTTTGCCATCGCCCTTTTTAGCTTTGCCTTTTTTCTTCATCTTATTTCTAGCTGCGTTTCTAGAGGCTCTTTTTTTCTTTTGATCTTCGCTACTGTGATAATCATCGTACTCATCTCTGTAACTTCTAATCATTAGTTATCCTGCTAGTGGATTCGTATCTTCTAACTTATTGATATCTTCCTGTATGTTTTCTAAGTCAGCTTTGATCGTAGCTATGTCTGTTTTAATTTCTGTTACATCTGGAACGTTGTCTATTTCTTTTTCTAAAAACTTTACTGCTGTTTCAATAGAAGCAAATCGTTCTTCAATAGCTTGTTGTGCTGATTCAGTATCGCCTATGCCACCTATTTGAGCTTCTAGATTATCTAGTCGGTTAACATACTGTGCGCCTTGATATCCGAATCCAGCTAAAGTTGTAACAATACCCACCAAAGCTATTATTTGTGTTGTTTTGTTTTCAAACCAATTCATAACATTCTCCTATAAACGTGGCTGCAGTTTCTTTAAATCAGTCAAAGTTTCTATGCTCTGTCCTGCTAGCTTATAAAACGCTAGGGTATTATCTGCTATTGTGTTATTAGTATAAATGCTTTTAGGCTCATACCACAATTCTTTTTCAGGTATAGAAGCTATTCTATAATTATTAAAGCCTGGAACAAATCCCATAACAGCTATGATTGCATTCTCAGATCCATATTTGCCAGTCTCTTCTTGTTCGTCTTGTACGTTATCTTGAGCTGTCTGTAAGTTTTGAGCAATAATATTAGCAACAGTAGTATCTGTATCTGCGTCTGAGCTAACTGATGCAATAGATGTATCCATTTGGTCTTGAGTTGTCTCAACTGTTCCACGTAGAACAATTACCTCTGTGGCTACTGTTTCAGTTTCAACAGTATTAGAAGTAGTAGAAGTATCTACAGATGTGCTGCTCATATCTAACACCTGGTTGTTTTGCGCTGTTGCTGATGCAAATTGATCTGACATGCTTGGAGAGCTGCTTGTGCTTATTCCTGAACTAGAAGAAGAGCTGGCGCTGTTCCCAGCTGCTACGCTGTTACCACTAGAATGAACAGAGTTACCTGCTGTTGTACCGCTAACGCTTTGATTTGCTGTTACTATTGTAGAAGCTACGACTCTTAAAGCTACGTCTCTGCTAATAGAACTCTTGCCTTCGGCTTCTTCTCGTTCAACCAACTGAAACTCTTCAACAAAGTTTTCTTCAAATTCTTCAGGGGCCTCTTCTCTTTCAATCCTTTCTTCTTCTACTTCGGCCTCAACAATACGTTCTTGGGCTTCAAAAATTTCTTCTACAGCTTCCTCTTCAAATATTTCTTCTATAAACTCTTCTTCTGGTTCTTCAATTCGAGCAATCTCTTCTTCTATTTGTTCTGTTTCTTCTTCAAACCATTCCTCTAGCTGTTCTATTGTTTCAAACTCTATAAAGGTTTCTGGTTCGCTATAGTCTTCAACAAGAAAAATTTCTTGAAATAAAAACTCATCAAGCAACATTTCATCTTGGCGTTGTTGATCTTGTTGCACGTCCCATTCATTCATCATTACATCCACATCTTCGTATGACGTTATAAGCGTAGAATTAAATTCAACCATACCATCATCACTAAAACTTATATCTGTTCCAAACCATTCATCTACTTGTTCTTGGCCAAACTGTTCTGTATCTAGGGCATACCAATCAGCATCGGTAAAGCCCTCACATCTGTTCTCGTAACAGGGATCGTTGGGATCTAGCCATTCATCAAATTCTTCGTCATACCACATATCTTCTTCAGAAAATCCATAGTCTGTTTCTTCATCATAGTAAGCTACAGAGTCCTGTAGGTTATAACCTCGGCAAAAAGGTGCGTATTGTGGGTTCAAATCGCATTGTTGATCGTCATACGCTTCCCAGTATAAAGGGCAAGACTCATTATAAAGCTGAGTGATATTACATTGTTGAGTTTGATAAGCTGCTGCATAGCCTGAACAAGCTGTACTATTTAAAGGATCACTGCAATCTATTGCATTACCTGTTCCTGATCCATACAAAGAACCACCGCTTTCTAATAAAGTATTTGAGTCAGTGCTATTCCATGTTCTGCTAACACAACTGCTTGAGTTAGTTGTGCCTGTAGAACATTGATCGTGAAACAGATATTGATACACTTCTGAACTACCACTACCCATTTCTCCTATAAGAACATCGTGCTTAATAACATCTAATGCACCATACCTAAACTCGAAGTTATCATTACGCCAGAGTATGACTTCAAAGCTGTTATCAGAAGCTCTGTTGTACTCTCTCATGTTATACCAACCAAAGACTGTCTTATCGTCAAAACTTTTAGCCACCATACTAGAGCCACTGTCTCTAATTAAGTCTGTCCAAAAAGGAAGTAGAGTATAAGTAAACTGATTAGCTAATGGGTCAGGTGTGTAGTCACTACAAAAAGCACCTGATGTTTTAAAATGTAAGCAACCATTGGTAGCCATTCTACCTTGAGTAAACGCTTGACCATAGAAATCAAAAGTAAAACCTAGATTAAAAGCAGATGAGACTTGGTCGTCTGATGCGTTAAGGTTAGTAGTGCCTGATTGATTGGTAAGGTTTATTAAAGCCTGATTGTTTTGGTATGTGTAGGTTGCTGAGAGATTACAAGTTAGTAATAACAAACATATTATTTTAAGTTTGCTATACATTCTTGACGCAGTTGTGAAGATGAATGCCAAACTCTTTTACAATTTGCTTTCTTTTCTTTGTACCACACTTTGTAATCAGGTCTGTCTTGATTGTTTTCTGCCCAAGCTATTGTTGCTTCTTTACCTATCTTGCCTTTGTAAGGACAAGGAGTTCCAGACATTTCCATAGCAGCAAAAACACGAGGGTCTTGGCATAGGATACTAACAGACGCTACCTTCATGCCGGTGTCATAGAGATATTTTGAGAGCTTTAATCTTTCACAGTTTTCATCCTTTACTGTAGCACCTGTCGAGAACCCAAATACCTGCCCTTGAAACGCACCAGAACGCCCTACAGTGCACAGGTCTTGTGAATAGGACATAATGCTTGGAGCTATTGCTGAAGCTGGTGGTGCCTTGCTGGTTACATTTTGATTGATGGTCTGTGTAGAGTTAGATTCGTTTATATTTTTGTTAGTATTATTAGAGTTGGAATTGTTGTTGTTAGTATTTGTATTAGCGGTAGTAACATTGGACTCTGACTCAGACTTGTTAGTATTTGTATTGTTGTTTGTGTTTGTATTAGCTGATGTAGAT